ACCAGCTTATACAATTCTTTTGTTAGCTAAATATTATTAATATGAATATTGCATAACCAAAAATAGTGAATAAGAATAATAATTCTATTAGGCTAGTAGCTATTAATTTAAATATGTTTTTCATTTTAAAACCTATCACAGCCAATATTATATATTTCATCTTTTGTTTTTCCTCTTAACAAAAGGCTAACTATATTTTTTGTTGTTAATGGACTTTGTAAAAAGCCATAAAATAAAAACATTTGTTTTATATCTTGTATTTGTTTTGCCATGTTAAAATTCCTCTTTCAAAAAGTTTTCTATTGTTTCTGTGTTGGCTTTGTTTCTTAAAAGCTCTCTTAGTTCTTCACTTTCTAAAGCAATATCAACATCTATTAGATACTTGCCACACAGTGCGTAAAAATCAAATTTAGTCATAATTAACACCATCACATAACCAATTATAATTTCTTGTTTGTTGTGGACTTGCATAAAGTTTCTTAAATGTGTTGCAAGTTCTATCATAGCCATATGAAACAAGACATTCTTTGAAATGTTTTCTTGTAATGTTTCTTTTTGTCTTTGTGTCGATTAATTGTACTGGATAATTCTTTTTAATTACCTTGTCATAAATAACTAACCAGCCTTTATAATAATCTGTTTCAAAATTATCACTTGTCATAATATCATTGTAAGTCATGTTATTAGCCTTTCTTTGTTGCTAGGTTGTGAGCTTGTAGCTCTCGCTAGTCTGGATAAACCAGACTAACAAGAGTAACAAGATTAAACTGTTTCTAATTGGTTTTGATAGTCCTGGACTATGTACTCGCCAAGAATATAAACATACATATTAACAACTCTTTCAGGCTCTTTGAAATCTGTTGTAACTTCTCCAAAATTATCCTTTTCATATGTTGCTATAATATCAATAATGTTGAAGACTTGGTCTCCAAGCCATTGAGTAGCCTTGTATCTTCCTATTATGTAATAGTTAGTATTAAAACATTCATGATGCAATTCTTCGCCTATCTCCTCCAAGTAGTTTGAATTTTCATTGATGAAGTCATTAAAATATTCTTTTACTTCTTGATACTTGTATGAGTTTTTATCTATGTTTGTCATGTCTTTACCTTTCTAGTCGTTGATGTTAATTAATGGATAATATAAAGCTATTACAGTTATTAAACTGCTAATCATTAGCAATGTAAAATATAGACCAACATAGCCAATAGTCATTAGATAAAAGCTAATTGGTAATATTAGTATAAATTGAAACAATGCTATTAATAAGAATGTTTGATATTTCATTGTACTTCCTTTGCTAAGTTGATTTAATAACACGTTATAGAACAATGTTCAGTATGTCAATACATGAATGTAAATAATTTTTAGCAACGATACGAACAAGGGTCAGCAAGGATTACAGCGAATTGATAGTAGCGATTTATTCTAGGTATGTGAAAAATATTATTGATGCAGATAAAGAAATGGTTTATTGATTGCATATAAAAGAGGGGAGTATTTACGTTTTAATTCACACTGAGTTAAGACAATCTCATACGGCAAATAAAGAAACATGAACCAAGCAATAATAAAAAGTATATGCAATGCGAAAAGACAAGGCATAGGGGGCGTAAATAATAAGGTACGCCACCCAGCACGACCAGCACGCATTTATATATGTTAATAGGTAGTTCTACACACACATGATAAGCAAAGCAAAACAAGAGCACATCATATCATCCATTACAGACGGACACAGCTTGGTAAAGGCTTGTGCAGATGCAAAGGTCAGTCGTGCTACGTTATATCGCTATATGAGCAAAGATGCTGATTTAGACAGCAATGTAAAGACTGCACAACGTCAGGCTGCTGAGAAAGCACTTGAGGAACTAGAGGATATGTATGGTGATGCATTGCATGGGCGAAAGAACTATGACCCTAATTTATTGAGGGATTATGGACATCATGTAAGATGGAAGGTGCAGAAAGTATTACCAGACAGGTTTGGTGAAGCTAAGAATAGAACAGGCGTTGAGATTAGTGATGGTTCCTTGAAGATAGTTTGGGAGACTGGTACAGAGGATGCAAGTTAAGATACCCTATAAGCCTAGAGACTTACAGGCTGAGATGCACAATAAGTTGAAAAGATGGAATGTGCTTGTGATGCACAGACGATTTGGTAAGACTGTGTTTGCTGTCAATCATATGATTAAACACGTGCTTACTTGTCCTTTACCAAGACCAAGAGTTGCTTTGGTGGCTCCTACGTTTACACAGGCTAAGAGGATTAGCTGGGATTATGTTAAGTATTATGCTGGAGTTATACCAGGAGTTACATTTAACGAGACTGAGTTAAGGGCAGACTTTCCTAATAATGGTAGGATAATGTTATTGTCAGGTGAGAATCCAGATGCGTTGAGAGGTATATACTTGGATTTGTGTGTGTTTGACGAGTATGGGATGCAGAATCCTAGAGTATGGGGGGAGGTTGTAAGACCAGCACTATCGGATAGAGAGGGTAGTGCGATCTTTTTAGGTACACCAGCAGGTCATAATCATTTTTTTGATATACTACAACAGGCAAGAGAGCAAGGTGAGGAAGGGTCTGACCAATGGTACTGGAAGATTGCCAAGGCTAGTGAGACTAAACTTGTGAAAGATGCAGAGTTAGAAGCTGCACAGTTGCAGATGACACCAGAGCAGTATGAACAAGAGTATGAGTGTTCATTTACGGCTGCGATTATTGGTGCGTATTATGGTAAGTTGCTTGCTGACTTAGATGATAATGGAAAGATTACGAGAGTGCCATACGATCCTGCACTGCCAGTACATACGGCTTGGGATTTAGGTATTAATGATAGTACGGCTATTTGGTTTGCACAGGTATATAGAGGGGGTGCTGTTAATGTTATTGACTATTATGAGAATAGTGGCGTTGGCTTGGACCATTACGCTGAAGTATTGCGAAAGAAAGATTATCACTGGGGAGATCATCTTGCTCCACATGATATTGAGGTTCGAGAACTGGGTAGTGGGAAATCGAGATTAGAGACTGCATTTAGTTTGGGTATACGTTTTAGGGTTATACCGAAGATGAAAGTTGCTGATGGTATTAATGCTGCAAGGATGATGATACCTAAATGTTACTTTGATAGGGATAAATGTGCCGAAGGTCTTGAGATGCTAAGACAATATAGGCAGGAGTGGGATGAAAGAAAGAAGATATTTAGAGATCAGCCACGCCATGACTTTACGAGTCATAGTGCTGATGCGTTTAGGTATTTAGCTATTGGGTTGGAGAATCGTACTGTTATGACTAGACCACCACAATCTGTGGCAGTAAATGAGTACAATCCTTTTACGCTATGATGTATTCTCAGGATTACCATGATGCTATGGATATGGTTGAGTATAGTGAGCATCATAGAGACTGGGATAAAGATATGTTGCAGAAATATATTGAAAAACCATTAGGGATTAGACAGTATAAGATTATTAGGAATGATTATCAGGAGCCATTGATGTTTGCCACATGGGGTTTTCCAAGCGAGAAGCAGGTAGATGAATACGTTGAGAGCAAGTATTTTCCTGCTGATGGGTATAAGGGTGGTGGCAGTGATGTTTGGCTAGTAGACTTTATTGCAAAAAAAGGTTATACAAGAATAGGTTTTCTTGTTTTAAAGAAAATGTTTATGCGTATTGGCTACAAGAAAGCCTTTTGGTTTAGACCAGAGTCCAACAAACTAGGTTGGCATATATTGAAAGGAAAGTAACATGGGTGGTGGTCCAAAAAAAATTGTAAAAAAAATAACTAAGATACCGAAAAAAATTATAAAAGTTGTTGATAAAGCTGTAGTTGAGCCATTAGAAAGACCAGTAAAGAAAGCTATAAATGTAGTTGAAAAGGTTGGTGCAGATATTGTAGAGCCTTTGGAGAGACCAGTAAAAAAACTTGTAAGAGAAGTCAAAGAGACTGTTACTGGCACAGATAAAAATGATTATAGAAAGCCTGAACAACCAGTAGAATCACCAGAGATAACACCTGAAGTTGTTGAAGATGAGTCAACAATAACAACTAGATATGCCACTAGAGGTAAAAGGTCAGGTCAAGGGGGTACGATCATGGAAGGTTATGGCGTAGTTACACGACCAAAAAGCAAAAAAGCAATAACATAGGAGATATAAATGTCATTCCTCAAACCAAAAGTTTATGTTCCACCACCACCACCAGTTCCAGAAGAACCTGAAAAAGCTGATTATGAAAAGGCTGCTGCGTTAGCTGGAGAAGCAGAAACACAGGAAAGAAAAAAACGGAGAGGGCGTGGCAGTACGATTGTTGCTGGTCAGCTAGGAGAAACATCCACAAGTATGGGTGGCACAGGTGGTACACCAACTTTGTTAGGATAAGCTGATGATGAATGTCAAAGATATAGTTGCTAGATTTCAACACGTTGAAGGTCAGAGAGATAACTGGAATAATCATTACCAGGAGTTAGCTGACTATATGTTGCCAAGAAAAGCAGACATAGTTAAGAAAAGAAGTCGTGGTGAAAAGAGAATGGAGCTTATCTTTGATGGTACAGCTTTACAATCAGTAGATTTATTATCGTCTAGTTTACATGGTATGCTGACATCTGGTGCAACGCCATGGTTTCATTTGACTATGAAAGATGAAGAACTGGGCAGAGATGAAGATGTACAAAGATGGTTAGAGGATAGTTCGCAAAGAATGATGCGTGCCTTTACTATGTCTAACTTTGAAACAGAAGTCCATGAGATGTATGTTGACCTAGTTGTATTTGGTACTGGGTGTATGTTTGTTGAAATGGATGACAAGACATTACGATTTAGCACAAGGCATATATCAGAGTTTTATGTAACAGAAGATCAGTATGGCATTGTTGATACTGTGTTTAGAAAGTATGAACTACCTGCAAGACAAGCTGTGCAAAGATTTGGCGTTGATAATGTAGGTCCATTTATAAGAAAAACATTCGAGAAGAAGCCTGATGAAAATGTAGAGATACTTCATGTTGTGATGCCTAGAAAAGAAAGAGATCCAACGAAACGAGATAATAAAAATATGCCATTTGCATCTATGTATATTTGCATGGAAACAAAAATGATATTGGCAGAGAGTGGTTTTCAGGAACTACCTTACGTTGTACCACGCTTCTTAAAGGCAACAGGAGAAGTGATGGGTAGATCTCCAGCTATGGTTGCATTGCCAGATGTGAAGATGATTAACTTGATGTCTAAAACAATCATACAAGCAGCACAAAAAATGATAGATCCTCCACTATTAGTGCCTGATGATGGGTTCTTGCTCCCCATTAGAACCCAGCCTGGAGGTCTCAACTTTTACAGATCAGGTTCAAGAGATACAATAACACCACTACAAACTGGTGCAAACATACCTATTGGATTGAACATGGAAGAACAACGAAGGATGGCAATTCGTTCTGCTTTCTTCGTTGACCAATTACTAAGTGGCAGTACGCCTAATATGACAGCAACAGAAGTTATACAAAGACAAGAAGAAAGAATGAGAGTTATAGGTCCTGTGCTTGGTAGATTGATGAACGAAATGCTTAGACCTTTGATTGATAGGGCGTTTGCTTTGATGCTTCGTGCAGATATGCTTGCTGTACCACCAGAGGTTTTGCAA